ATGTGAACCGCCTGATCCTGTGTGAATATTTAGATCGCCGCCACCGGCGCCGCCTGATACACCGCCCGAGTGTTGGTTCTGTCTGTTAGCTCCGTGGCCGCCTTGTGCTGAACAATATGGGCCAAATGCTGCATAGTCTCCGTTTCCGCCAGCACCTGAGTAGTATGTTCCGCCTCCGCCTCCGCCAACGTATACTGATACAGAACCAATTCCAGACACATCTAAAATTCTTTCGCTGTATCCGCCTGCTGCACCTGATTCTCCGTGTCCGGATCCACCTCCGCCTGCGCCTTGACATTTAATTCTAATGTATCTTACACCAGCTGGTCTATTCCAAGTCCCGCTGCCTGTGAATACCTGCATACCAGAATATCCAGCTTGTGCATACTCTAGACCGTTGTTTGACGAATTAGTTCTTAGTACAGTATTTGCACCACCAATACTGCTTAGGCCAGTACCACCTTTTCCAATTGGTAAAACGCTACTTACACTACTTCCTGGTAAGTTAACAGCATTGGTAGCCATTTTAGTTGATGTTACTGCGCCTGCGTTTATATCTGCATCAGGGATAGATCTATCAGCAAGTTGGTTAGTGCTGATAGATAGGTCAACAATAGCTTGTCCTGTTAGATTTTTTAGCGACTGATAATTGAATGGCATCTTTAATTCCTAATTAATAATATTCTGTAACTACAATGATTCCAGGTCGTCCGTCGCTGCCTCTATGACCACTGAAATATCCGCTAGTTCCGCCTGTGCCAGGAGCACTATGCCCTTGATGAGTGTGTGCAAAATGGCCGCCTTGCGGATGTCCGCTAGGTGCTGCACCTCCAAAGAATGTTGACCCGCCCATACCAGACGATCGTTGCTCGTGTCCTCCACCGCAACCGCCATATAAGTTTAGGTCGCCACCGGATCCCACACCAGCTAGTCCGCCATTGTGATTATTGTGTCTATTACAGCCGTGGCCGCCACCTGCGGATACATAAGGACCAAAAGAACTACCTGCACCGTTGCCGCCTGCATTGTTATAATAAGTTCCGCCACCGCCCCCGCCAACAGTAATACCTACGGATGAAATGCCAGTAACGTCTAAAACTCGTTCAGCATATCCGCCGGCTGCTCCTGATTCTCCGTGGCCGCCTCCGCCGCCTCCGGCGCCTTGGACCTGTACTTTGATAAATCTTACACCACTAGGTCTATTCCAAGTACCGTTTCCAGTAAATACAACCATTCTATAAATTCCCGCTGGAGCAAATTCTAATGAGTTATTCGATGCATTAGCGGCTAATACTCTAAATGCCCCAGGTAAACTAGATAATCCAGTACCGCCTAGGTTAGCAGGTAATACCCCCGAAACTGACGCTTGTGATAAATCTACAGATGATGTGGCTAATTCTGCAGAGGTAATAGTAGCATTGGCAATTTTTGCATTAGTTACTTGAGAAGTGGTTATGTCTGCGCCAATTACAGCACCGTTTACCAGTGCTGCCTGACTAATATTTTTTAATGTTTGATAATTAAATGGCATCTACTTTCTCTCTTAATAGAAACTGGTCACAACAACCATTCCTGGACGACCGTCTGATCCACGGTGACCGTGGAAGTGAGCACCTGCTCCGCCTGTGCCAGGTGAACAATGTGTTTGGTGATTGTGTGCAAAGTGGCCACCTTGTGGGTGACTGCTTGGTGCACCACCTCCAAAGAATGTGTCTGCATTTGACTGAGCACTATAAGCGTGATGACTAAATCCGCCGCCTTGGTGAAGGTTAAGGTTTCCACCAGATCCTACACCGCTAACACCACCTGAATATTGGTTCTGTCTGTTAGCTCCGTGGCCACCGCCTGCAGAAATATAAGGACCGAAGGCTGCATAGTCTCCGTTTCCACCAGCGTTGGAGTAGTAAGTGCCGCTGCCACCGCCGCCAACATAAACAGATACTGATGAAATACCAGTAACGTCTAAAAATCTTTCAGCATAGCCTCCAGCGCCGCCACCTTCGCCGTGTCCAGATCCACCTCCGCCTGCTCCGACTACTTGTACGTGTATATAACGCACACCACTAGGTTTATTCCAAGTGCTTGAACCTGTATATACCTGCATACCCTGTATACCGTGCTGGTTAAAATTTAAATTAGATCCGTCGCTGTATAATGCTTGATAAGCACCACCAAACCCAGTTCGATTTAAACCGCCTTTGTTAATTGGCAATGTACCACTTACTGTCGAAGAACCTAAATCAACTGCTCCAGATGCTAGTTTAGCTGCCGTTACGTTGCCTGACTGAATTTTAGTACCAGTAACGGCACCGTCAGCAATGTCGACTGTTTCGATAGAACCGTCGACGATGGCCTGATCTGTAATATTTTTTAATGACTGATAATTGAACGGCATTCTTTATTCCTTAGATAGCTTCTAGTAACCAACCTCTTGTTGCGTCATAGTAAACCATCCTAACGCTAGCACCGTTTGTACTTATCGTCATTGTGTCTGCTTGACGCATAATTCTATTACCGTTTGGATTAATCACACAGTTGTTTGTGCCAAATGTTCCAGCTACGTCTGTTACTTTAACAAAATCACCAGCGTTTGGACTAGCTGGTAGTGTTACTGTTACAGAACCACTGTTTGTATTGACCCAGTACGATCTATTAGAAACTACGGTTTGACTGCTTGAAACGTCAACTCTTTGATAATCGTTGACTGGATGCCAGGCAGAGCCATTCCAAATCTCTAATTGATTTGTTGTTTGATTAAAAAAGGTAACGCCTGGGTTAGCTACCAGCGGGCGTTCGGCTGCGGCACCCATAATGTTTGTAGCCATATTAGACTGAATACCCAATGATACTATTCTTCCCATGATATTAATTCCTTAATTAAGCAGTCGATGTTTCAATGCCGTATACTACGCAAGAAACGTTGATAGCACTTGAACGTATTACCACTAATTTTCCTGCATCTAGTACTAGACCGGTTCTTTCTAAAACACCGTTTGCTGTGATCTGTGAATCGTATTCAATGTATTCTGCGTTACCAGGGGTTGATGATGTTGCTACAGCGATACGAATCGATGCAGGTGTGCTTCCTCTGTTACAGATGTTTACTGATACCACAGCAAAAGTGTCAGCAGGGACTGTGTAGACCGTAGTCAATGTTGCTGCTGAAAGGTCTGCTGTTCCTAATCTTCCTGTTGCCATTTGTTAATCTCCATTATTTGTTATTTAAAAAGTAGTTCCAAGCTACTGGATATCCTGTTACGCCTCCACGGAAATCAAATCTTGCTTTCATTTGGATAGCACTATTTGTTGTTGTGGTAATCTGGTTATTACTAATAAAGATAAAACCAGCTGTTACACTATTTACGTTCAATGAAGCACCACCGCCACCAATTTGTGCAGAAATGTATGCTTTGATAGCACGTTGAGTAGGAACAACAGAATCTGAGTCTGCGGTAAAGAACGGATCTGTAGAGAATTCAGTAATACTTGCTGATGCTCCACCTAATGTTACTTCGCCGAGTGTAAGTTCTTGTAGACCTGCAATGTTAAACGCATCAGCGTTCAATGTTGCAATACCAGTTGACTGTTCAATTGTGAACAAATCGCCAACTCTAAAGTTACCGTCTTGGTCGGTTGATGTAAAGAACACACGTCCACCGTTTCCTTCTACAGTCTCATTAGCCTGTACAGGATCTTGTGTAAAGTCGTTTGGATAGTTGGTTTCTACAAAGTTACCAGATCCAATGCTCAAGAAGTCGTGTCCAGTTAAACGAACCTGACTGTAACGAATTCTAGTTGTTACAGAATCACCGTGTGTTGGTGATTCGCTGACTCCTAGCTGTGGGCTATTCTGGAAGAACGCTGTGTAAGAACCATCATAGCTTCCTCTAAATGACACAACGTTAACCAACTTGAATGTTCTACCTGGAATGTTACCAAGTACTACGTTAGAACCAGCAACTGGACGCTGTGTTAATCTGCGAACTGCTATGTAAGATCCACTTTGATAGAAATCACCGTAGCCGTCACCGCTTGATACTTCTGCAGAAGCACTTACATAACCAAGACCTCTATTGATAAAGGATGGTGTTGCCATTGCGCCTTTACCAATTCTAACTTCAAACGGCATCTCGTAGATGTTGTTAGGATCTGTAATAGTCATTGTTGGTACTGAGTCGTAAGCAGAACCTGGTTCAACTAGACGTACCGCAAAGATTTTCTCTTGGCTTACAAATGCGCGGCCTCTTGCTCTAGCACCTGTTCTGATATAAGAAGCCACTGTTCC